GCCAAATAACATGCGCCTCTGATGACGTCTAGTTATTCTGTTGCTGTAACCGGAGCACCTGGCCGTGCAGCAGCTTACTAGCCCCGTTAGCAGTGGTAATACCACCCACTCCCGTAGTTACAGTGTATGATTCGTTCATTAATTGTTTTCACCTTGCCGCAACACGCGCCTAAATGCGTTTCTACCAACTGTGCGTGCATGTTCAACGCGAGGTGTACCACTCGGCCTGCCGGTGACTTTAACACGCGTGTGAGCATTCGTCGTGCCCGGACCTTCCCAGTGGCCCGGCGTCAACTGGAAAACCACAAGATGCTTTGCATCCGGTATGTCCGTCGTAGAATACGCCACAGCAGTACCCTTACCTTTACCTTCCACCACAGTTAAATTGTAGCCCAATTCACGTGATACTGCAGCCATCTGCGTTTCACTATACCAACTTGTCGCTTGTTCACCTAAATCTTCTGTCGTGACAGTCTGGCGCACTGCATCGCGCAACATCTCGTTGACTGCTTCGACGGTCAGCTCGTGTGTGTCTTGTACTACTTGTAACGCCATATGTAATGCGTTCGCCCCGCATAATGCACCTTCGCCGCTCGTTGGCGCCGGGCCCATACCTTGCTCGGCGAGTTCTTGCACCGCTGCCCTCACGTTGTCACTGGGGCTAGTCACTATAACGGTACCTTCATCAAATTGTGGTTTAGCAATCATCGGAGCAGATGGTCCACGTTGGAATAAGGTCGATTGCTTGCTGCCACGGATTGCCATGACTTCACGCATAATATCATCAGCCGTTTCGACCCGCGTACGTTCGGACTCCCGTGCAAGTTCGTTGTCTATATCGATCATTGGTTGCACTTCCGGTACACGAACCTGATCATCACGATCACTGCGCACTTGATCCGCAGTCGGTGTGAAAACGAAGTTGACAGGACGGTGGTACTTAAGCACCATGTCATTACCGAACCCGACAACCATAAATTGTAGCGTCATGCCCATGTAGTAACTGCAGTCCACGTGCATCTGTGTGGTTGCACCTGACTTCGGGACCGCTTCATCGAGACTTGCGCATAGGTGCTCACCGCCGTTGCGTATCAGCTCATTAACTAACCATGCGGTGGCCTCTGCTCTAGCATGTGCGCTACCATATGCTAATACGTCCGTTTCAGCAAGCATAGCTTGGTCTGGCATCTCGAGTCGCTCCACACAGCTACCGCTGATTGAGGCACCAACTGCTCGGCCTAATGCTAAGTTGTGGATGACACCTTTCTCCACCCAACTGCGCCTGAGGCCCAGACGCACATGGTGGGCAAAGTCGACAGGGAAGTCAGACAATAGTGTTTGGCCAGCAATGTATCTATCCACAATTGTTTCGAGTGCGTGGACATCGATGTTCGACAGTGCGCGGCGCATTGCGTGCGCATCCCTTACACGCAGGGCATGGACCACCGTCGACCGTGGAAGATCACGCATGTATTCCGCATTTGCATAGCCAATAAACTGTGATGCTAGTGCTAACTGGCTGCTTGACAACGCCCAACACATTTGAGGCATAGTGTTGCGGTTTACCGAATTCTCTATCTCATGGAAAAGCGTTTGTGGGCCGCAATCTAAGCGCACAGAACTATTGACACATCTGTCACCATATAGCCATTGTGCAACACGGTAACCAGCAGCGCATGCATCTCGCAAATCATACGTGTTGGCTATACCTACAATGACTGCTGCGACCTGGGCCGCATCCGAGCGTCCATGTAATTGACGACCTACCGTACCAGCAGGGAGAGGCCCATTGTACACTGTCATGTCAGTATCAGGCCAAGTGTACCTATCAAGCCATGGTGAAGCTTGAGTTAATGCTGCTCTATGCGTCGCCGTGTACAACATCACGAGTGCCAATGGCTCTAATGCTGCACGGTGTATGCGTAAGCCAGCCTGTGATTTCATAGCTTCAGCCTCTTCCAGAGGATTTAGACCAACAGGCACGAGACGCCGCACATCACCAGCGTCGATGTTTATATCGACAGGATTACCACCTGCTATGTCAAGTTGTATCATCCACATGATAGAGAAAATGCCTAGCATATCTGAACCTCGATGTATTTCTTGAGCGATACTCATGTTGGACGCAATACCAGTACTCGAGTAAGCATTAACACTGCTTGCGTAGTGTCGTGCGATCTTGGCGACAGCACTCGCGCTATCATTATTACATTCCCTGGTCGACATACCGCCAAATTGTATCATTGTTCCCTTATCGCGGGCCGGTGCACTGTAAGGTTTAGTCAGCGCTCGTTTATGCGCGCGATTTGACACTTGACCAACAGGCTCCACTTGATACGCAAACTGAACCGCACGGACAGGTGTTTTACCCACGTCATCGCCTCCGGGCAACAAATCAGCCAGATCACGTAATGCTTTGGGCACAACCCAACTCGCCGCGTCTGTGCGTAAGTTGAGGCCCTGGTTGTGTTGCCAGCCGGTTAGTCCACGCTCTTGCTGTGCATTACGCTTTAGCCCTTCGTTAGTGCCTACTAACATAGAATCAGCAACACCAAGATTTTTGTTCATTTCTAGCCGCGATGCGATACCAAGGAAATCGTCTTTAGGTCGTCGAGAATATTGCGCACCACCAACAGAACCGCCACTCACTTCCCCGGCTGCGTTAGCAGCTGAATGTCCCAATCTGGAACTCGCCATTATAATCAATGTATAATGACAGCGCTATTTAGCAAACGGTTTGAAAATTTCTCCCCGCGCACCCATGTGCGTTTAAGGCTTTATTCTCTTTTTTGCG